TGCTCAGGCGATGGCTAAATGTCCGGGAAAGCATGAATAAGAAGGGCTGCAATGCGCTATTCTTGAACCATGAAGGAGAACGGCTGAACCGGTCTGGTGTCTTCAATGCTGTGGTCGAGGCGGCCATGCGTGTAGGCCTGCATGATCCCACATCGGAGCGGCTTGAGGACCATTTCGGCCCGCACTGTTGCAGGCATTGGTTCTGTACCCACCTCTTCCGGGCCGGGATGCGAAGGGAGTTCATCAAGGAGCTGAGGGGCGATAGCAGGAAAGAGGCCTTCGACCTGTATAACCACATCGACTTGAAGGAGCTGAAAGAGGCTTACGTGGCGTGCATACCACAGTTGGGGGTGTGAACTATTAAAGTATCAGAAGTGGATCAAACTGTTTGGGTCCTGTATATTCAATATATAGAAGAATATATTCATGCCTAATAGGAAAATTCCTGCAGAATATAGTATTAGGCATGCCCATAGCCAGTTTTTATAAGATATATATTTTGTATATCTATCATTGGCGTATCTATCGAATAATTCAGTTAGCTTACTTAATGCAATGGTCTCATTCATCCCCATTGCTGAATTTCTGTTCGCTGTCAATTCATTGCGATATGTATTATCTAATATATACTGATCATAAAATATTTTTGCTCTTATAACTCCTAAGCCGATAGTAGAAAGCGCGAAGCTAATAACCGCCAAAAGGAGCAAATATCTATACCAGGATAAGTCACATTGTGAGCAAGGAGCATAAGGCAATTTGTCAATATTACCTGCTATCCATACTAAAGTCCCTGTAGCAATTACAAAACTCCAATCGACTAGCTTCTCTAAACTTTCTCTTGCCTTCTCATGATTATAATCGACCGATCTAGCTAACGCTTCTGCGAAGAGCACGTTACTTTCATTACTTTCTTCGGCCATGTCTATCAATGCCTAGATAATTTAATGATTGTTTATGGTAATTAGATAAAGCATATAAAATTATCGGTTCTCAGTTTTTTAGGCACTAATTTGATTAATTAAAAAAATATATTTTAAAAAAAATAGAAAAGAGGAGTAGGCGGGGACTATTTGGGCAGCTGCTCCGAGAAAATCTTAATAGCACTTCGTATTCTATCCATACCGCGGCGTTCCTCAGTGGATATTTTATCACGAAATTCTGGATGCTTCTCCAATGGTTCAAGGTTATCGAAATCTATAATAGGATTTCTGTGGCCAAGGAAATCATACATCCTGCCGATATGGTTATAATTATGCCGCGATCTCCATATATCTAAATCTGTGGCCCCTCCAGGTTGTGTACTTATCCACCTCTCATCATAGATCCGACCATCAATAGGTGAAAATTTCAAAATGTACATGGCAGTCTCAGTCAATTTGAATAAATTAAAAACATCGTTATCAGTCAGTTCTTCGCGAATTTGATCCTCTGGTAGTTTATCCAAAATCAAAAGTATATCTGGGATGTTTTTCAACCAGGCAGATAACTTTTTCTTTACTCTAATATCGTTAGCGGCCCGTGCTTTCTTATCTTTCATGTTAACCCGGTTGATTAGTCGGTCTTTTTCCATTTCAGTTAGCAGCTTTTCTCTCTTCTGGCCAGGCATTTTGAAATCACTTTACTCCTAATATGGGGGATAAGATATAAATAGTTGTCGAAATAAGCTATTTATATTAAGAGATAGGCTCCTAATATAGGAGGTAATATGCCGAGAACACCAAAAGGACAAGAACGGATGAGGGACGCGATCTCATACCGCGTTACCGATAGGCAGCGCGCTTTTTTGGAAAAATTCGCAGAAGAGCGAAAGGTCGGAATATGCGAAGCAGCCCGCGAACTCTTGGATTTGGGGATCAAGTCGAAGACAGGGGCGGAAGAATGTTGAAAAATATCGAATCGGTAGGCCAAGCGGTAAAGTTGTCCAGACCGCGCCGCCTGGCCCCGAACACGCGCGCGTTACACGGTGTCGATTATGAATCATGATTGCTTTGAATATAAATCTTCGCAGGAGCCCCGACCTCTTCCAGACCGCAATGAAGCCAGGGATCTCCTTTTGCGGACATTCATGAAAGACGGTTTCTGCATAGCGGTCTTTCGCTTCGGAGCGGTTGCTCTGCCTGAGGAGCTTGCCGGGAAGCTGGCGGGCATGGTGGGCAGGAAGACGGCGATTTTGCGCCTCGATGGCAAATACCATTTGCGGACGGTGGAGTAGATGGCAGGCGATTGCATCCAGATGCCGGAACCGGCTTGCTCGATTGTGGATTTTGTGACCATGGAAGACCGCCGCTATTTTGAGGAGCACCCACAGGCCAGATTCTATGATAGATCCCCCCATCCCCTAGAGCTGTGGCCGGAAGAGATCCCGGCTAAAGGATGGCTAATCAGGGTTTACCAAATCGAGCCAGGAGCGCGGCTTCGCGTCCCATATCCAGAAGGTGGGAAGCCATGCCAGTCAGCATTGCGGCTTGTGAGAATGGCCCGCAAAGCCTGCCGGCATGCCAGGGAGAGCTGATGGCAGCCCAGAATTTCGACCGCGAGGAGATCCTGCGAACCTTGTGCGTATTCAGGCAGCCCGGTGAAGTGCTGGAAATGCGCATACCGAAAGCAGGCAAGTTCAGAACCATAAGCGGCTACTTCAGTGAGCCCGTTGCCCTGGTGGATAGCGCGGTTGGCCTATCGGCTGAGGGCTTTGCGGGGATCTATTTCACCATCAATCCCGTTAAGTCTGACCTTCTCGCGAGAGCAGCCAACCGATATGCAAAATACGCAGAGAATACGACCAGCGACGCGGATATCATCGCCCTGGACTGGCTGCCCATTGACCTAGATGCGAAGCGACCAGCGGGCATTAGCAGCACCGATGAGGAGCACAGGGCGGCCATATCAAAAGCCCGCGAGGTAAGACAATGGCTCATTGACGAAATGAGATGGCCTGCAGATGCATTTGTCCTTGCGGACTCTGGCAATGGTGCGCACCTTCCGGCCAGGATTGGCCTGCCGAACACTCCGGAAAGTGTAGCACTTATTAAGCGATGTCTGGCGGCGCTGGATTCTCGGTTTTCTGATAAAGCCGTGCACGTAGACAAAGCCACATACAACCCGGCCCGGATCTGGAAGCTTTACGGAACGATGGCCAGGAAGGGCGATAGCACATCGGAAAGACCGCACCGATTAGCACGGATTCTTGATGCCCCGGCGGAGCTGGCCGCTGTCACCAGGGAGCAGTTGGAAGCCTTAGCGGCCATTATGCCAAAGGCCGAAACAAGCACGGGCAAGACAACATCATTCGGGTTTGATCCTAAAAAGTATGCAGAAGCTCACGGCGCGCACGTCCTGAGGGTTGATACATGGGTAGATCCCGAAGGCGGAAAATGGGAGCTGGCCATATTAGACGAATGCCCCTTCGATCCGTCACACAATCGAGGAGAGGCCAGGGTTGGCGTGAGAGAGGACGGCAAGCGAACCTTCAGATGCTTTCACAACTCCTGCCAAGGCAGAGACTGGCAGGCACTAAGGGCGCTATGGGGACCGGAGAGACCAAAATCGGAAGATGCCCATGAGAATTTGTTGAAAGGCATAGATTTTGAGGAGTTGACTGAAGGCGGCAACGCGGCCCGATTAGAGCGCATTCATGGTGATGATCTCCGCTACAACCATACCCATAAAAAATGGTATCTGTGGGATAATGGGCGCTGGAAGGCAGACGGCAACGGCGGCGCTATGAGGCTCGCTGCTGATGTGGTTGGCTCGCTGTACCTCGCTGCAAGCAACGCGGACGGGAAGGACGCGAGAAATGAACTGGCAGGCTTTGCTAAGGAAACCGATACACGCAAAGGACTTAGCAACATGCTTGCCCTGGCGGCCAATAGACTGAAATTTGCCCTTACAGCGGACGACTTTGATAAGGATGCGTGGCTTATTGGTGCCGAAAATGTAACGATTGATCTAAAAGCAGGCAACCTGATCAAGCCAAGACGGAAAGATCTGATTACCAAGGCGATTGGCGCAAGATATGATAGGGCGGCCAAATGTCCATTATGGCTCAAGTTCTTGGACCGGATATTTCCAGATGAGGAGCTCCGCAGATACATCAAACGGGCGGCGGGCTACTGTCTCACTGGCAGCATGGCCGAGCAGATTTTCTTTTTCTGCTATGGTCAGGGTGCAAATGGCAAATCGGTTTTTCTAGCAGTCCTTCGGGCTCTTCTTGGTGAGTATGCCAGGCAGGCCGATTTTAGCACCTTCTTGGTTCAGCGAAATGAGAAAGTGAGGAACGACCTTGCCGCCCTCGCTGGAGCAAGGGTAATCACTGCTATCGAGGCTGAAGAAGGCGGGCGGCTTTCAATGCAGATCATCAAAGCATGGACTGGCGGCGATCCCGTCACTACCAGATACCTATTCGGTGAATATTTCACATTCAAACCAGTTGGCAAAATATGGCTAGCTGCAAATAATAAACCTGCAATATCCGAAAGGAATCACGCGGCCTGGCGAAGGGTGCGGTTGATCCCATTTCTTGTTACTATCCCACCAGAAGAGCAGGACAATGAGCTTGAAAACAGGCTATTGGAAGAGCTGCCAGGTATTCTGAATTGGGCGCTGGAAGAGCTTAAAGAGTATTTGGGTGGTGGATTAAAGGCACCCAAAGCGGTTCTAGAAGCCACGAGCGAATATCGCAGAGAGAATGATAGCCTTGAGCAGTTCATCTTTGAATGCTGCGAAATGGGCAATCTGAAGGTCTGCAAGAATACAGAGCTGTATGGCACATACCTCAGCTTTTGTGGAATGAGTGGACTTAATGCACTATCACAGCATAAATTTTCTCCTGAACTAAAAGCAAGAGAAGGCATCTCTTCCACAAAGTCAAAACACGGGGTTGAGTGGAAGGGTATTGCCCTTAAGGACGAATGGGTGACGGTTTTGAGCGGACCGTCACCGATAGCATTAGGCGCAAAAGGTGACGGTTTGGGCCAAAATGCGCAAAGTTTTGAGAATTTCTCCCTACGTGGGGACTTTGCGCATAAACCGTCATATCCGTCACCGCATAACGATTCAAAACCGTCACCCTCACAAAAAGAGACGCTTTCTGCGGATGTAAGGGGTGGAGAGGAAGACGGTCAGAAAGTACCAAAACAGGATAAAAATTTAAATTTAGATGATCCCACCCGAGGAGCAGCCCAACCCAGGGATTCTCCAGAAAAGGGCGCCACCTCAGTCAAGTTCAATACCGACTATAGAACCGACTGGATAGACCCGGATGGCAAGCCAATCATGCGCCAATTCCAGGAAGGAGAGATAGTTGAGGTCTCCATGGATCGAGCACAAGCATGGGCCAAGCGCGGCGTTGTGGCCATCCTGGAGGCTCCGGCATGATCGAGCCCGAAGCCGTCTCTGGTCTGCGAAAAATCAGATCATATCTTCTTGAGTCCATTTCGCAGGCAGCGGATGAAATATCAGCGATTGATAGCGAAATCGAGGAGCTACTTCAAGGCAAGAAGCCAGGAGCAGGAGCAGCATGAAGAAAGGTAAGAGCCGAAAGGCATTCGCACGCCGGAACGTGATCAGAAACCAGAAGCGGCGAGGACACCCTTTCAACAACAAATCGTACAGTCCTAACGAATACGATGGCAGCCAAAACCAGGATGAAGAGACATGAAAGTCAAATGGTCCGATCTATTCAAAGATCTCAAAGGCGTGATCCTGAAGCATTTCCGGCCCGAAAAACCAGAAGCAATGTGCCCCGAAGCCCGACTTATCCAAATGATCAACCTTGTGAAAAACCAGCAAAAGAGCGTAAACGGCCTCAGAGATGGTCTTTTGCCGTTAGTTGATATGATGAAAAACGATGAAGTGCTTAGCGAGCTGCACCGGCTGGAAGCGATGGCTCCGAAGGAGAGCATCGAGCCTGTGGCCAGCTCGGACAAAGATGAAGACGTTATGTTTCGGTGAGCCGGGCCTATCCCGGCCTGCATCGAAACCGGTAAGGGTTTCCTCCCTACCGGCGATGTATATACATTGAGGTAGATAGAAATGGCAAACGAAAAAGAAAGCAAGGAACTTGAAGCTGTGATCGAACAGTTGGAAAAAGTCTCTAAAACGGTGCTGAAGGCGTATCCCACGCTTTCCATGCTTCTTCAATACAGCGCGGATTATTTCAAACCGTTCGTTGCCGACCTGAAGGGCAGAGATCAACCCCAAAACACTCAGGGGCGACCCTGGAGCCTGGAGCAGGAGAGAGCCCGGGCGAAGGCAGAAGGCAAGGTGATTTGATGCCTAGTGACATCGAAAACTTTTTGCACTTCTGGGCAGATCCCGGCCAAAAACAGGATGATGCGGCATTCAGGCTGGCACTTGCCCACAGAACCAATATCACGAGACTCAAGGAACTGCGGGCAAGCACCCTGGCATTTCTTCAGCCCGGCAAGGACGCACGCGGGCGATGGGTGCCGGTTTTCGATGAGGGCAAGACCGATGAGATCGCAGCTTTGGGCCTGGAGATCGAGAAGACCGACAAGGCACTGAAACAGGTATGCAACGATATCATAGCCTTCCTGGAGGTGAGCAAGGGCAACCATCTGCTTACATCTATAGCCTACCAGCGCAATGTGATTCTTGATAGAATCTTGCACTGTGAACGAGTTGCAGGCGGCGTTTTGAAGCGGGCTCTGAGTACAAATCCGCACGAGAACCCGGCGGTACTGATGCAAAGGGCCGATATTGCAGCGGCATACAAGGATTTGGACAACGCGAAAGCTGAGACCGCAAAGCCATTGGCCGATCTCGAAGGGCGGCTTGCAAAAGCCAGGCAGATCATTGAGCCCTACGAGCGAGAAGGCAACGCCAGAGGCTTCTGAATATGGAGCTGGAGCATTGCTCCTCCTCTCCAGCTTCTAGAGAGGCATAATGTCTGAGATCCGTGCCGATCCGTTACAGGGTTACGGATGTGATTCCAGGTGTAAGTGTGGTCAATATCCCGGCCATCTGGAGTTAGATAAAGCCTACTTGAATAATGAGATCTCTCTTCAGCAATATGCAGACAAGGTAGGATGCGCCAAACCAAGCGTTGAACGGCATGTCAAAGGCCATCTTCCCGATGCATTACTCAAGGCGAAGGATATCAAAGATGTAGCCAACGGTGACAGCCTGTTAGATGAGCTGAAGAAGGCCAGGGAGAGGACATACACACTCCTCGATAAGGCCGAAGCGGCGGCTAATACCAAAGTCTATGGGGCTCCTGTGGCCTACCTGAAGGAGATCCGAGAGCAGCTTAAGTTTATCGCAGAGCTGGAAGGCAAGATCTCCAGTTAGCCCCAAATTAACATCTCTATCCATCCTGAATGGGTAGAGCTGCGAACTGTGATCATAACCACCCTTCGAAAGTATCCCGATGCACTGGAGGCCGTCAGAGATGCTATCAAGTGACCTTAAGGCGGCTCTGGATGCAGAGATCTACACAAAGAAGCCGTCTCTATGGGCTTCTGAATGCCTAGGATTCAAGGCCGATCCCTGGCAGGCTGAGGTATTGGACAGCACCGCAAAGAAAACGCTGCTATGCTGTTCTAGGCAGTCCGGCAAGAGCTCCGTATCCTCCATCCTTGCCTTGCATACGGCTCTATTCCGGCCAGGATCGTTAGTGCTGATGGTCTCTCCATCGCTGAGACAATCTAGTGAGCTTTTTAGGAAGTTCTTGGACTGCCTGGACATTCTGCCAAACTTGCCCGCTCGGAATGAAGATACAAAATTGAGCATCAAGCTTGAGAACAGTTCGCGTGTGGTGTCTCTCCCTGGCAGCGAAGGCACCATAAGAGGCTACAGTGCTGTTGATCTGCTCATAATCGATGAGGCGGCGCGTGTGGTAGATGATCTTTACTTTGCAGTAAAGCCCATGCTTGCAGTCTCCAGGGGCAGATCATTGGCACTCTCGAGCCCATTCGGTAAAAGAGGATGGTTCTTTAATGAATTCTCCGAGGGTGTGGGATGGCAGAAGCATAGCATCAAGGCAACAGATTGCCCGCGCATATCGAAAGAGTTCTTGGAAGAAGAGCGGCGATCAATGCCCGCTGCCTGGTTCAATGCGGAATACATGTGTGAGTTTTCCGAGTCCATTGATAGCGTTTTCACTTATGATCAAGTCACTGCGGCGGTTAGTGATGAGGTAGAACCTCTATTTGGAGCTGATTAAAAGTGACTAATTTTTATGTAGGTTTAGATTTAGGACAAGCCAACGATTACACGGCCCTCTCCATCTTGGAGAAGTTGCAGCCAGGTGATCAAGGAAAAGAACATACTTACCACGTAAGGCACCTGGAGCGCGTCAGAGGGCTTCCTTATCCTGCGATTGTGAGCAAAGTATCTGAGATGATGCATAATCTCACCCTGGCAAACAACGTGTCCCTTGTGGTTGATCAAACAGGCGTGGGCGCGCCGGTAGTGGATCTTTTCAACCAAGCTGGACTAAAGCCCGTTGGCGTGATGATTCACGGCGGGGACAGGGCAACCAACGAGGGTGACACCTGGAGAGTTCCGAAAAGAGACCTTGTTGGGACATTGCAGATCCTTCTCCATGGAGGCCGGTTCAAGGTTGCCGGAAAGCTGGCATTAGGGGCTGTACTGAGTCAAGAGATGCTTAACTTCAAGGTCAAGATTGACCCGGTGACGGCTCACGATTCTTATTCAGCCTGGCGTTAGCAGGATCATTATGATCTGGTCTTATCTGTGGCTATGGCAGCATGGTATGCAGAGAAGAACGCGAGCGCGATAGATTGTGGTTGGGGTGTTTCTCGCTTATTCGGCGGTTCACCCGAAACAAGAGCGGCAAGGCGGGCGATCAGAGAGCATTTAGGCCCGAGCTGGAGGTAAGAAGATCGCCTATTTTTAATATGTGTTCAACCTTTAGCAAGATGTGATTGTTATGAAGTGTCCTAGTTGTGGTTCGGAGATGGAGGAAAAGAAGAGCAATCCAGCCGTGTCTGGATTATCGAAAACATACAAGACATGCCCAAAATGTGGTAGAACAACAATCCTAGGTACTACTGTGACCATTTTTGAGAATGCAGAGAAGAAGGGATAGGCCTAGGGCATCTTCCCGCTCCTCGTATGGGCGTAGGGGCGAGGCATATAGAAGACACCGGATGGGCAGCCCGATCCTATCCGGGCGGCCCTCATGCAGGACACCGGCCACGCCAGGGAGCAGACCTTGCGGGAAGCTATCCGGCTATGCCAGAGCTTGAACAGAGTACTGAGGACGTACTTACTCTGGCGGCGGCGGTGGGCGCGGTGCTGTTGCTTGTCCCCCTTCACTCATTATAAAATATTTTTTAATTATGCTTTATGCAAAGGAAATTGAGATGACAATCGTTTGATCGATTCCTGCAAGAATAGGGTTCAAGTATCTTCAGCAACTTCGCTGTCTGGAAGGATTCGCTTGGGGAGGATAGAATTGGAAAATATACTTACGCGGTTTCAACCATATTTATCATTTGAATTGATGCCCGAAGACGACGTTGAACTAATCCAGGATGGAAAATCCTACAAGGGAAAAGGCAAAATCGAGTATCGATGGTCCCGAAAATTGGGATTTACCTTTTCATTCCATACAAGAGAAAATGCTAAGGGACTCGTTGGAGGCGATGCTATATTGAAAGAAGAACGAAGTTCCAAGCCTGGTGTGAGAGTGAAAATTGATCGAATAAGATCTAATGAAGGAACTTCATGTAAGGGAGCACTATCCAATGGGTTTGGCTGGGGGGATATAAATTTAATCGTTGATGAATTGACTTTTTATATTCCAAATTTCATTATTCAGCCTGTGGGAGCTTTAACTTTAAAATACAATAACTGGGAAATATTTTTAGAACCTATAAAAAAAGTAGAAACTGTTTTCGAAAAGCTTGATGAAATTGGCGGTTTTGCATTTACCTATATGGGTCGCATAAGTAGCAATGGATCACCATTCACTATGGACCAAGCAAGATTTCTTATAAGACCCCTTCGAACCTTTTTATCTTTTGTACGCGGAGCCTGGTGTGACATACTTTTTCTTGAAGGGATAAAGGACGGAAATGAGGTCTTTGGAAACTACTTCAATCCGCAGCCTCCATTAACACAATGGACCAGTCGTGCTTTATGGTGCAGCAATCAGGATCAAAAAAATTTGAATGATGTGTTCAATGGTTTCATGGACCTTTTTAAACCAGCAAATCCAGAAGCACAGTACGTGGGAAGATAAATACGTATGAGCATGCATCGACGATAATCACTGTATGCATAGAAGCGGGGCTGGCAAACTTTGGTGAATGGGTAATAGTAATGATGCAGTCAGCTTTGGAATCCCTCGCTTATCTTCAAGCAGAAGAGAAACTTAGCGATATTCAAAATGAGAAGTTTAACAACAAAGAACTATGTCCCGCTGATGAAAAGATTAGATGGATGCTAAAGGATTTGGGCATTCCAGTAGATATTCCACCCGAGTCGAACGATCTCCAAGAATTTATTAACCAACGGTTGAGTGGTTCAGATCTTGATGGACCCAAGGCCATAACCTACCTGCGGAACGCAGTAATACATGGGAGTTCCAAACTATTGACGAGGGTCTATGGGAAATCAACGGACGTCATCTCTACCGAGAAGGCAATGCACCATGCCATAATTCTGGGAACACGGTATATGGAACTCGCTATTCTGCATAAGATGAATTACAGTGGAAATTACACTAATCGGCTTACTCAGGAAACGAAACGAGTCCCATGGGCGACAGGTACGATCTGAAAAACAGATCTGACCATTGTCAACAATCTCTGGAAAGCTTATCAGGCCAATGAAATAATATCGATATATGGCAATATAGTCAAAGATAGTCCCGCGGGACATGGGACTATTTTTCTCTTCCTTCCCTATCGGGCCTATTTGTAGTATATTGATTTCTTTTCTTCCTCTTCCTCAAACTAAGGAATATATGAAATTTGGCAAATTCACGCCAAATCTTGTGTTTGAAGCAACCCATATAGATAGGTTCTAAAATTGGTCCCTAGTCCCGTGGGACTAATTCAGACTTTAATATAATAACAGTCTGCCTCCTATCAAGGTGGTATGGCTTTGTATCGATGAAATCGCAAACTCTCAGGACCTCTGCAAAATGGTTCTTCTTGAGGTGCATCTTCTGCCTGACATCCTTGGCTAGCATCTTCCCCCCATTGGCCGCCAGGAGCGCCTTGAGGACATCGGCCCGGTCTTTCTGCATGGGTTGTGGCTCTTTCCTGGCAACTTCTCGGAGCTGGCAGATTAGCCTAAGCTGGATCTCTTGGTTTTCGGCAAGATGGGCTTGTGTAGTGGCCAAAGCTGCATTTTCTTCTTGCAGATGGATTATTATGCCTTCCAGGGAAGAAACGCGATCCTGGAGCGGCTGGATGGCCTTCTCGACGGCCTGGGCTATCAGCTCCGCTATAAGCCGATCTTCTGGCATGGAAGATTACCTAAAAAGAGAGTGAGGCCCATATCCGGGCCTGTCTCCAGCGTCTCACGATCTCACGGCGTTGAGCTGCACAGCGGCGGGCCTTCTTCCATCTCACGGAGTGCATGTTTTGCCCCGGCCATACTCATTTTTAATTTTTTTATCTGCTTCCCGAATAATTGGCAAGATTTCCGCCAGGCTGCCGCCAGAACAATGAATCTCCCAATTGTAACCGCTACTTGTCTTCTGGAGCAGGATCTTCAATGGCTGTCCGCTCTTGTGGACTACGGTCTCTCCTGCCATCTAAGCCGCCTCCCCGAGCTTGTAGCGGTGGCCAGGGAAATCACCGACCACACCACGCGCCTTCAACTTACTGAGCCGATGCAAAACGGCGCCATCGGACAGGTTAAGCACCATCTCCAGGTCACTCCTCCGAGCAGGCCCATTCAGTAAGTATGCTTTGATAGCTTCCAGGTCTTTCTCTATCTCCAGATTCAAAGGGCGGCGTTCTGCCTTCGCCGGTGCTGTCTGGAATAATTTAATTTGCCTTGCACGCGGTTCATGGTTAGCGGGCGGCTTCTCCATCAGGATACTGAGCAGATCAGCCAGCTTGATCTTTATAGCGGCGGCCATCTTCAGGCCTCCGCTGGCCACATAATGCGATCTTCTTGGATGCTGTGGTAAGCTGCATCTACGTCGCGAGTGTCGAAGCAATCTATGGCAGAAAGAGAGGAGGCCTTGGCCGCCCTCTCCTCTCCTGGCAAAGTGTCAATGGGCCGGAAGCCGCCTCTCTTGATGAGCGGTTCGCCAGCAGAGAGGGGTTTAGCCGCCTCTCGCTGAGGGAAGTACTTTCTCTGATGCTTGCACGGGCCATGATGATAGGTTGCCGCCGGGCAGGAGCACGTTTTGGGTGTGGTCACATAATAGGCGTCCTTCTTGTTATTGAGGACCAGCACCATTTCGCCCGCGAGCCGATAGAAAGCGGGCATCTCCTTTGGCTTCTTGCCGTGGTTATGGTAGGCTATCAACTGCTTTACGGCTTCCCGACTCTGAGTGACCGGGCTAGCTAAGACGGTGTTGTTCAACATCTTCAGTTCACCAATACACATAAACACACAATTTGATATTTATGGGTTTCGGTGTAGAAATGTATTAATGTAAGAAGACATAAAATGAATATCATGCCAGAACGAATGAACATTGTAATAGATGAGGACCTGGCAAGAACGCTACGTGAAACGGCATTGAAGAAATTTGGAAAACTAAGAGGCGCAAGCCTCGTGATAGATGCAGCGCTAAGGCGTTACTTCCAGGAAGAAGGAATAGAAATCGAGCATTTAAAGAAAACAGGAAACAAAGAGGACCCTTGTAAGGCCCTCCCGGTGCTCCCTGGTCATCCCGTTTGGTGAACTGAAGATGACCTTGATATGATTTTTTGCTTTTAAATCGCTTTCTATTACCTATCCTTTACAGGTAAATCAACGCCCGGACCGGGATTCGAACCCGGGTCGAAAGCTCGACAGGCTTTCA